CACTAAAAGAAGAATCTATTAATGTAGTAGCTACTCCTAGTTCTACTATTATGAATGAATATAGCCGTATATATGGCTCAGGTATTGTTGTACCTACTGATACAGGGGGTATTATCTCATAACTTCTTCCTTGTATTATGAACCCTCTTTTGATATAATATATACACTATGAAATTTTATACTTATGCTAGTCAGGTTTTCAATAAGATTTATGTGCGTGAAATAGATAATAAAGGTGAGGAATACTCTGAAACTGTAAATTTCAAACCAACCTTATACGTCACCACTCCAAGAGAACAAGCAACCTTTAGAAGTTTAGATAATAAACCGTTAGGTGATGTTACATTTGGCTCAATAAAAGAATGTAAAGACTTTCTTGAGCAATATGATAATGTAACTAACTTTAAAGTTTACGGAAACAAGAATTTTGTTTTTCAATATCTTTCTGAGGAATACGCAGAAGATGTTCAATGGGACAAATCTAAAATATTAATTTACACGATTGATATTGAAGTTGCTTCGGATAATGGATTTCCAGATATCCGATTAGCTAACGCACCCATAACATCTTTGACTGTCCATAATAGCATCAACGATGTTTATTATGTTTTTGGAACTGGTGAGTACACTCCTAACGATCCCGAAAAAACAATAAAGTATTTTCGTTCAGATAACGAAGAAGAAATGATGGAACTCTTCTTAGGTTGGTGGAAAGATTATCCGCCACATATTGTTACTGGCTGGAATTGTAAGTTTTTTGATATTCCTTATATCGTTAATAGACTTAAATACCTTAACCTTGAATATAAACACCTTTCCCCTATAAACAGAGTAGTCGATAGGAATGTAGTTATCGCAGGCCGTGATAATATGTTTTATACTATTATAGGTGTATCGACATTGGATTATATTGACTTATATAAGAAGTATACCTATAAAGTCCGTGAATCCTATCGTTTGGACTATATTGGCCAAGTTGAGCTTGGTATGGGTAAAGTCACTGATGAGCAGATGCAAGGGTATGACTTATATAAGACAGATTACCAGAAGTTTATCGAATATAATATTAAGGACGTTGAGATTGTAAAGAAACTTGACGATAAGATGAAGTTGTTGGATTTAATCATAACTATAGCTTATGAGTCTAAGATTAATTTTGAGGATGTTTTTTCACCCGTAAAAACTTGGGAAACGATTATTTACAATTTCTTGAAAGACCAGAATATTGCTGTACCACAGAATCGCCATAGAGGTGAATCAAAGAGTATTGAAGGTGGATATGTAAAAGACCCACATTTAGGATTGCACAATTGGGTTGTATCATTTGACTTGAATTCACTTTATCCACATTTGATTCAGCAATACAATATCAGTCCAGAAACCATATCACACGATGAGGTTTTAAAGATTAAGTATAATGATGGTGTTAATGGTTTACTAGAGAAAAGATTAGATACAAAATATCTCAAAGAAATGAATATGACCTTGACTCCGAATGGTCAGCACTTCTCTACAAAACGCCAAGGGTTTTTACCAAAGTTGATGAAGGCCATGTATGATGAAAGAGTTATTTACAAAAAGAAAATGCTTGAAGAGGAGGAGAGATTAGAAGACGGAAATTACAAAAATAAAGAAGAGGTTGTAAATAATATATCAAAATTTAATAATGTCCAGATGGCTAAGAAGATTCTTCTTAATAGTGCTTATGGTGCATTAGCAAATCAATATTTCTTATATTACTCACCCGAACAGGCAGAAGCTGTTACGATGTCGGGTCAGTTGTCGATTCGTTGGATTGAAAAGTATATAAATAGATTCATCAACGATTTATTAAAAACGGGAGATACGGATTATGTTATCGCATCGGATACGGATAGTATATACATCACGTTTGATAAACTGGTTAATGAAGTGTGGGGAGAGGGAGCTGAGACTGAAAAGGTTATTCCCTTCTTGGACAAAATGTGCAAGGATAAAATTGAACCATATATTAGTGAGTGTTATCAAGTTCTTCATTCGTATGTAAATTCATACGAGCAAAAGATGGTGATGAAAAGAGAGTCGATTGCTGACAAAGGTATTTGGACAGCTAAGAAAAGATACATTTTAAATGTATATGATTCTGAGGGTGTAAGATACAAAGAACCTAAATTAAAAATTATGGGTATTGAGAGTGTTAGAAGTTCTACTCCGCAATGGTGCAGAGAGAACATACAATCGTTGATAAACACTATTATCAATACAGACGAGCAAACAGTAATACAAGCTATTGAAGATTTTCGTGAGGTATTTAAAACTTTAACTTTTAAGGAGATAGCTTTTCCTAGAGGTGTCAAAGGACTTTCTAAATACAAATCTTCAAAAGATATTTACATCAAGGCAACACCTATTCACGTTAGAGGTACGTTGTTGTTTAACCATCAACTCAAGGAGAGAAACTTAACAAAGAAGTATCAGTTAATCCGTGATGGTGAAAAGATTAAGTTTGCATATTTGAAAGAGCCAAACATACTCGGTGAGAATGTGATTGCTATTGCAACCGTCTTGCCGAGTGAGTTTGGTTTAGAGAAGTATATTGATTACGACTTACAATTTGATAAATCATTCTTACAGCCAGTTAAAAATATATTGGATGTTATCGGATGGAAATCAGAGAATATAAGTTCTTTAGAATCGTTTTTTGGGTGAAAGGAGATAGATTATGGCAGTAAATAGTTTAGTTAAACAATTAATAAAGGAGAGTTCAAATGATATGGCGTCAGCTGTATCCGCTGGGATTCTTGGTGATTGCAATACTTTTTTGGATACAGGATCGTTTTCTTTAAACGCCTTGTTATCAGGTTCTATGTATGGTGGTATTCCATCAAACAAGATTACCTGTCTAGCAGGTTCTGAATCCGTAGGTAAAACATTTTTTGCATTGAGTATAGCCAAGAATTTCTTGGATACTAATAAAGAAGGTATTATTTTATATTGGGAGAGTGAAGGTGCGTTGACTACAGATATGATTACTGATAGGGGTATAGATACAGATAGGTTTATTATATATCCAGTAGCAACTGTAGAAGAATTTAGAACGCAATGTGTAAAGGTGATAGAGGGAGTTCCTAAAGAAGCTAAGGTTATGATATTCTTAGATTCACTTGGAAATCTTTCTACATTAAAAGAGATGGGTGATGTTGCTAGTGGTTCTGATAAAAGAGATATGACAAGAGCTCCAGTTATCAGAGGAACTTTTAGAACACTTGCATTGAAACTATCTGTAAAAAATATTCCTCTTATCATTACAAATCACACCTATGATAAAGTTGGTAGTATGTTCCCGTCAAAAGAGATTTCTGGTGGTGGTGGAATCAAGTATGCAGCTTCAGTTATTGTTACTCTAGGAAAACGAAAAGTCAAAGAGGGAACTGAAGTGTTAGGAAATATTATCAAGTGCAAACTAGTTAAAGGTAGATTTACAAAAGAAGAAAGTATTATAGAAACACATTTAGATTATCAAACTGGTTTGGATAAATATTTTGGCTTAGTTGCTATTGCAGAAAAATATGGAATATTCAAAAAGGTTTCTACAAGATTTGAAATGCCAGATGGAACTAAAGCATTTGAAAAAGCAATAGTGAAAAATCCAGAAAAATACTTTACTGATGACATAATGAAACAACTTGAAGAGGCTGTGTTTCAAGAGTTTAATTATGGAAGTCGGAAGGAAGAAAAGGATGAGTCCTAAATTATTAAATGTTATGTGGATGATTGTGGGAGTTTTAATTATTGGTGGTATCTATTGTTTATCATATTTTGATGTTGATCAGGCTTTGGTGAACGAATCTAAAAACTTTATGGAATTTGTGAGGGCTGTATTGCAATGATGGTAATGAGTAATAATGATTTACAATTTACATATAATGCATGGATAGTTTATCAGGGTATCTATGCACATTTTACAAGAGAGTATGATTACTTTAAGTATAATGGAAAGGGAAATTGGAATAATATTGATTCAATGCAAAGGAGTTTTGCTAAGCAAGAAAAGAATGGAAACTT